AATTTGAAGAATTTGAAAGATATTTTCTCCAATATGATGGCGATCCAACTGAGAATTGAGCATCACTTGCTTTGGAAAGTGATAAATGTTTTTCTAAAATTGTTCCAGCATTTCCACTAACCGTTCCTAAAGCATCAATTACTACTACATGTAGTTCATCAAATCTAGACCCTCTTGCTGCAGCATACTCCGAAGTCGATGGTCTTTGTGCTAAAGTATTCCAATAGATTAAATCCGCAGCCGCAGATGTTGAAGTAACTCCAATAGTCTGCTGATCAAACCAATCAATTTTAGAATTTACTGTTGCCGTCGATATTCCAGTTCCACTACTATTTCTTACTGTTAAATTGCTACCTGATGTAAACTCATATGTCCCATTTGGTTGATAATTGACATTAGTAATTGTTCCTGCCGCAGAAACATGTGATAAAACTTTTACGGAAACTGTACTACTACCAACTTCAGTAATAATACCTCTTAAATATCCATCAAGAACTGATGTTGTACCAGCTCCAGGAAGAACTACACCACTAATTGATTGAGTAACTCCAAATCCTACAGAAATTGATGTTGTTGTGGTAAGTCCTAAAATTTGATCTGCTTTAGAATCAATAATTGCAATTCTAATACCATTAGACCATGCACCAGGATTTTTAGCAACAAAAGTTACGTTAGGAATTGTATTATCATCATACCCCAATTCGGTATAATGCTCTAAACTTTTAATTTTTATACTCGAAGCAGTTCCAACAAAACCATTTTTTAAATCAGCATCGTCAGATCTCACTACTCTAAGTGATCCTCCATATGAGAGATATGAAGAGGCTGTTAACCAATGCTCATAATGTTTATCAATTGTATATGGTTCTCCAAAAGTCTTTAGAAGATCGCTTTCATTTTCTACAACAGTTGGTGCTTCAACTGGACCTTGAGCAAAGGGCGCCACTATTCCACCAATTTTATTTGAAGATGGTGTAGCTCTACCAATTGTTAAATCAATTTCCCTTACTACAAGTCCAGGAGATGCTAAATTTAAGGGCATCTGTCTTTCTCCGTTTGACCAGAATTTATTCTACAAGTATTTATAAATTGCTACTATTACATGTAGTCCCACATATAAGACCTATCTCCATATTCATCAGAATACCACCTATCTCCAGATTCATCAACAAAACTTGTCATCTCATCGAGTCCATCAGAAATAAATCCAAAAGGTGCCATGTCTTGTTCAATTTGATTCTTTTGCTCCTCATAAATTCTTTTGCGGACATCATTATCTGTCATTTCCTTAAAGTAGTCTTGTGCTACTAACCAAGAGAAAATAACAAGACACATTGCTAAATCGTCATTACAACCTTCCTCTGCCTCAAATGAGTTACCTTTTTGTGCGAATGTTGTTAGTTCGGAAATAATTTCATAATCACATATGATAAGTTTATCATCTTCTAAAAGTGTCTTTAAGTTTGAACACCCCAATTTTTTAACTGATGAAGTTGTTCTGACTCCAAGTTGTGATTTTTTACCAGAAAATCCAGACCCAACAATCTGTCCTGCACGACCTCTCATAGCACACATCAGTACATTATCATACTCAAGATCATATTGTAGAATACTGGCAACTTGGTCGCCAATATCATTAACTTCAATAAGCAACCAGGCATCATTATAACCTTTTGCCACTTGATGAATGATACTTGGAAACATCATCGGTTTAATTTCATTGTTTCTGTATTTTGCTACAATCTTATATGGAAAATTTGTGATATCAAAAACAATAAATGCAGAATAATCATTACCAATTCCACGAGCAACGTCAACCGTGATTAGATAATTATTTTCTTCATTTGCTTCTTCATATACATCCAATCCTGCATTTTTCTTGATTGGATCCTCATATACGAGATTTCTTAGTTTTGCTGGATTAATAAGTGTATTTACAGAACCTAAAAATTCACACTCAAATTCAACCTTAAACTGCTGCTCACTAGTGTTTGCAATTGTCTGCTGCTTCCATTCTTCGTCTCTACCAGGTACTTCTGACCAATGAACATCTGTAGCCACATATCCGTTCTTACCCTTCTCAGAGTCATGCCACATGCGGTAGAAGTGATTCATACCACGGGGAGTAGAAACAATAATGACTTTTGTGCTTTGACCAGAAGAAATTGTAGGATAAACCGATGCAAAGAAGTCATCGGCAATATGATTTGGAATGAACGCAAATTCGTCCAAAAAGATGATGTTATAAGATCCACCACGAACGGCAGATGATGATGTGGAGTTGGATGATATTTTGGAACCATTCTCAAGTTCCAAAGAACCTTTGTTCCAAGATATAACACCCTGCTGCATCCACTTGGGTAAGTTCTCATAGGCAAGTTGTAATCTATTGAGAAGGTCTCTTGCCGTAGATGCCTTGTTCGCAAGAATAGCAATATTTACATTATCGTTGAAGACTGCATAATGTAATAGATATGATACACAAGTTGTAGATTTACCTGTCTGACGAGGCATCTTACAAATATTAAATCTGTGCTCGTGGAAATTGCTAATTAACTTCTCTTGGAACGGATACATTCTAAAAGGCTGTAGTCCGTGGTCGAGAGTAACAATCTTAATATAATTCCTTGCAAAATATACAGGGTCTTCCTTACACTTTAAGAATTCATAGATTTGTTCTTCCGTAAATTCAATCTGGGTATTTGCCCGTTTTAGATTGGGATTACCTAAGTAGATATTATCAGACATAATTCTTACAAGTTCTTAATAACATTCATAGAAGTAATTATTACTATTTACGATAATTCTTTACAAGTAAAAGCAAACCAAACATCTGATTTGGTTGAGTTGTCAACTTTTTTCATACAAAGTGTAAGCATATTTGGAGATGCTCCACCATGCATAGTTGATGGTCCTTCATCATCAGAAGTATTTTTTCCAATAATAACTCCACTATGTCTCATGACAGAACTATTTTGTGTGAAGGTATTTCCTGCATTACTACTATACTTATCTTGATATACTCTATATTGTAATTTTGTTCCTAATGAATTCCAAGCAGGAATTGCTGCTCCAGCAATATTAATATCACCCTCATACCACTCATAGATGATAGTACTTTGATCGGCATTATTATTTCCAATTTCATATTCCGTAATTTCTGCCAAATCTGCTATAGTAGTTCCAGAACTATTCACTCTAATACTCATTACGGGTCTCATTGTATCATCCATAGTCCAACCACGATGTGTATTTGTTGCGTGATTGTTGAATGAATATAAACTGCCTTCAGATTGTTTGATAACTATAATATTATTAAAAGTTGATATACCTACTGGAAGATAAGGAATACCCATATCCTGTAAAATACCACTTGAACCAACTTCTGTAATATGAGTATGTACTGGGTCTTGTGGAGTACTTGTGACTGATACAGTTGTTCCTACATTTACATCACCAGTGATTGTAATATTAGAAGAACCTAATGAAACTGGAAATGGATTAGCAAAACTTACTAATGTATTTCCTGCACCTGTAAGAATTACAGATTGTGATGGCTGGGGAAGAGGATTGTATGACATATTAGATTAAAAACCAGTTAGAATTATTATAAAAATAAGTTAGGGATTGGTGATTGATATTCATAATCACCGAAGTATCGTTTTCTACACTTTTACCAATACCTGATTGAACTGTAATACTATATGTAGATATATTATTTCCCTCATCTTTGACGATGATTTTTTTTCCAGTATTTGGAGATGTTGGAAGAACTATTGTTACAGGAACACTAGCATTGACACCAATATAATCATCATTATCGGTTGCCTGATAATAAGTTGTGACTCCACTAATAGAAACAATACTTGTAATACCAACAGCGTTTGGATTTACAAACTCCGCTTTATTGGTGGTTGAGTTCCATTGTAGAAACTTACCATCATACGCACTTGGATTTGTCTTAATTCCTACAAGTCCATCAAGATATCTAAAACGATATTCTCCCCCACCACCAACTGTTGATAGTTGTTGTTGAATACGAGAAAGGAAAGTGCTGTAATGTTTTTGTAAATCATCAAGTGTTGCGAACTTTTGGTCTAATGGAGTTAATGGGTCTTGTTGAACTTTAACATCACTTGGTTCAGCAAGAAGTCCTAATGATTTTTCAATCAGTTCTTCTTTGGGTTCTTCAAGTTCTTCCTTATGGTCTTCTAATACCTCAAGGACTTCATCCAAAGATTTTTCAATTACATCCTCAATAATTTGTTCTTGTTCTTTGGTTGTCTCTGAATATAACCAATCCTCAAATGCCTTTACAGTTTTCTGTTCTTGTATTTTCTTCTTTTTAGTTTCTTTCTTTAAATTAGCAACTTCACCAAAAAGTGAATCTAATCCCAAGTCTCCGACTATAGAATCAAATTCTTCTTTTTTCTTTTTTTTATCTTCTGCTAATAATTTAAAAAAATCATTCAAGTCTTGAGACATATTAACAATTCCACTTTCTTAATGATTTATTGATTCTTGAATTGGGGTCATGTGCAGTTTTTGCACTTGTTAATTTTGCTTTCATTCCTTTCATTCTGGAGCAAAATGACTTTCTGCGATTTGCTGATTTTGACCCTTTCTTTAATTCCGATGGTTTTGTTGTAACCGCAAGTGAGAGATGTGACCCAGGATTCTCTTTGCGGTAAGAAGCAATCCCTTTTTTATTTAGACCACCCTCAGGATTCTTTCCCTCTTTTCTTTGCCAAGCGGCAGATGCTTCAATCATAAATTGGAAAAAAGTCTTTCCTTCATCAACTCCTTGAAGTTTTCCTGCCTGCTTTAAAGCAACAATTCTTTGTCTGGGAGTCATCTGGCCTTTTCTTTTCATAATTTTTTGAATAGCAACATCAAATGGTTTTTTATCGGAAGGAATATTCGTATCTGCTACTTGCTCTTCAATATAAGTTCCTTCAGATTCGTAGTGTGCTAATTGAACCTTTGGTCTTTTTGGTGCAGGAACATAGGGATTTTTTGGATCTTCTTTTGGTGCTTTATATGGTTCGTATGGAGATCCACCTTCTCCCTTTGCTAAAGGTAGTTTTGGTTCTTTTCCTTTTATAATTCTAATTTTTATATCATCTGGATTTTCTTTTGGGAGAGAGGGATTTTTGTATGGAGACCTTCCCCCAGCAATAGTTGGACTAATTGTTTCTTTAACCAGGCGATCTGCTTTAATGATGTCAATAATTCTGAGGAATGTATTACCATTTGCATCTTCGATGGTAACATCTTCATTTACCTTACTTTCACCACTATCAATATAATCGGCAGCAGTATCAATATAATCTGCAGCTTTGGTAATTTTTGATTGAACCCATGCCTCTATATTACCGTTACCTTTCATCTTCTTCTTTAATCTTTTTGCGGCGTTCATAATTGTGTTCAGTTCAGAACGCGCCATTGAATACTCATAATCCTTCTCCTCATTGGCAGGATGTGGAGTATTTGGATCATATTTGTTTAAAGTAATTGGCATTGAGAACATATCCCAATATTTTGGTCCATATTTACACTCACTACGAGTCTCATCTTTTTTACATTGTGGGCAGTATCTTACCATTCCAGTTTCTTCTTTAACCGAGACACAGTTTGGAACTATTTTCTTACCTTTTTTCTTCATACCTTTTGCTTCATATCCATCCCAACACGCTTCACTTTTAGTTCCCCAACTATCAGCACCAACTTTGCGGCATTTTACAAGTGCTCCGGACGCATATGCACTTGGCCAAACTTTATATCTAGATTTTACCTTTTTATAACAAGCGTCTTTTTCACCAGCAGATTCTTGAGTTACCATTTTTGCTTTACCTGATCTATTTGGGTTTGGATCTTCTTTACGTTTTTTAGCAGCTCTCTCATTTCTTTCATCTTCATCCATTGTGGCACGATCATCGGGATCTCTACAATAAGGTTTTGTTTTTTGTCCTGGTTGTTTGGCACAAGGTTTCCCATCATACTTTCCACCAGTTTGAACCCATCCACCATCATCAAACCACTTATCTAACCTGCCTTTATAATCCTTTGCTTTAATTCCATCAGTTGCTTCTTTGACATCTTTAAATTTCTTATGCTCTTTCTTTGCAGATGCTTCCATTTTTTTCAAACGAGTATAATAATCTGGAATCTCATCTAAATGCTGAAGAGCAATATCAGTTGCTAAAACTTTATCCTGTGTGTGTTCATGTTCAATCGGAATTCCCATTTCAAGTTGCTTTTGAATATCCGAAACATCCATACGATGTTTCTTCGCAATCTGTTCAACTGTTTTATGAGATTTTATTTTAAACACAAGATTCTTATATTATTCTTTATTATTTAGAAAACCTTGTTTAAGTATTTTTGACAATTCTGTTGTTGACCCAACAAACAAAGCATTATTGGTCACACTACTTGGCGACTTTACAGTATCTTCTTGGACATCTTTGAGTTTTTTCTGCAAATCAATTAGTTTATCAGTTGTATCCGCAACACTTTTAATTAATTGACCGGCAACCTCATATGCTCTTGGAGAACCACCTTCTCCAGCAAGTTCCATAATTCCATTAATTGCTTCTTGCCCCTTTTCAATTAATGAATATAAATTTGCTCTTGTATATTCATAATCTTTTTTAATATCATCAGATTTTACTGGAAGAATATCAATTTTTTCTTTAGGTTTTTCTACCTCAACAATACTACTTTCAATATTCAGGGCATTATCTAATCCTTCATAATTATTTTTCATAATTTACTAAATATCCGTCTGTTGTGTTGGACTATAAGTCTTAGAGTCTGAAAATTGTTCCCAAGTTTCATTAAATCCAAAATCATCACCAGGTTGAGCATCAATTGGATCTGGAACAACAGTGTATCTCATTTCTCTTTTTGCCAAATTAACGTCAGTACTTGCATAAGTATCAATTTGAACTTTGCGGATGAGACCTTCCGTACTGCTAGCAATTGGTCCAAATAAGTAGGTTTTTGCTGTAAAATTCAAAGTATAAATTAATGCTCTTCTGGTAGAAAAATCTCCCTCATATTCATCCTTAAAAGAAATATCATCAAGAACAATTGGAATATCCCTTTTTTCACCAATAGAATCGATCAAATCTACAGTAACAGTAAATGCTGGTTGAAAATTTGGCAATATCTGTTCTATAATTTGAAGTACATCATCATTTAATTTTGAAAATATATTTAATTGGAATCCAATATTATATGGTACTGGTAAATAAACTTTTTTTAAATTTACTCCATCAGATGCCTTAAATGATTGAGTTACACTAGTTTTTCTAGTAGCATCGTAATTTAAAGATACCATTTCAAATGACATTCTTGGCAAAGTTATTTGAACTGGTTTATTCAATTCGGGTTGCTGTTCCAAACGTGCTAAAAATTTTTGATTTGGTCCATATGCCAATGGAACCCTCATTTCCGAATATTCATTGCCGTTCTCATCATCATGTTTTATATAAATTTCATTAAATAATGTTCCGAAAGCAATAATAGTTTTTCTAATTATTTGATGGTAGTAATATGTTCCTAACATTAGTAATTTCCAAATGGATTTGATTCTGAAAAATCTATGATAAGATCTGCTTCCGCTTCAATCTCATCATTTTGTTCATATTTATCTGATGATGGACTCACATTATATTTCTTAAGAGTATATCTAGATGATGATGCACTACCGACAATTGTTTCTCCAGGTAAAAATTCTCCAGAAGTTATACCAATTTGAAGAATACTTGTATCCTTATCCCAAGATTTAACTGATGCTTTTGCTCCAGAAATAGATCCAGTAACAACTTCATTGAATATATAAGTACCAATTCCTGTTGGGGATGGTGGAGATGCTATAGTTATGGACGTATTTCCATATCCACTA